ATTTCCTGAATGAGTTCCCGATTTACAAGATTTGTTCGTTGAATGTAACTCTTGTAAAAAGCCCTCTCATCTCTGATCACACCCCCCTTCTCACGAAGTTCCTCAATTGTGAATCGTCGAAGAGGCACATTTAATATCCGAGACATCTCTTTGACCGCATCCTTCTTTACAGCTTCAGTGATATTCTTCCTGATTTTAGTCTTCTTCAAACGATCCTCAACCTGCTTGATCTTCATAATAATTTCATCATAGTGCCGTAAATCATTCTCATTAGGGACTGGTATTTGAACTGCTTGGAATGGAGGAATCACAGGAAGACTTCTAGAATCAGTCGTGGGTGGATCATAGAATCTCTCACGATAAAGACGATCCATCTCGCGAACATTTCCCTCGAGTCGCAAAGCAGCTTCCGCAGCATTGGACATCCCATCGTGAACACCCTTCATGAGGTCACACATTTTCAAGTAACTCCCCTCTGGAATTGACTTGGAAATGGTATCGAGTTCAGCCATGAGGTCTCGGAGGTCTTCCATTTTGCTTTTAGTTTTCTTTATTTTCAAACAACTTAGGTTTAAATTCTAGATATCCAAGCAGATCTCAACCTCGGATCAGTAGTTGTTGAATCTACAAGTTCTATGTATATCCGTTTCAGTCTATCAGAATCAGTACGTATACTAAAAAATTCAGTTTGAGTTCTACATTCACTGAGGGCATGTTTCAATTGTTGAATTTGAGTCCAAATATCGTATAAACGGAAAGGTGGGGGCCATGCTAATCCCTCATAAAGAAGACTAGATGAAATGGATTCTCTCTGTTCCGGAAAAGACTTAAAGGCTTTATGCAAACATTGACATATTTTCAGATATTCACCCTCCGGTAGGTGTTCTGAATTGTTGTCAATATGTTGCATCACCTCCTTGAGGTGCTCCATACTATTATGATATGTCAATTTTTTTTATCACATCCACAACTTTAAAAACCGCCGGTGGAACACTCATCGAAGTAAGTATGTCCATCAAATACCTCTTGTCAAGATTGTGTAATGCATCAGAAAGCTTATAAAGTGTAGGAGGGAGACTGACCGAAGCCAGTGTGTTCATTATATACTTTTTATTAAATTCGCCGTCGATGATTTTTGAAATCGAACCCTCCATTATCGTATCAACTGTGTTGTCGATAGGTTTTGTAATTTGTGGAATAGCCATTATACCCACAAGCGTCGAAAGATACTCATTATCTGTACCAATCTCCATAATAGATGTTATAAATCGAATACAAGAACCGGACCAAAAAACAGATGCAAGTAGTTGCCATATCAAAGTCTCAAGTGTTTTCTTCAAAGTTTCCTCAAACTTGCGTTCCTTGGGGGCACTTTCATAAGCCTTTTCAGCCTTATCAATCGTATCAAACACAATGTATGAAATCGCTACACAATATGAAGCTGGTAAACCCCAATCAGGAATAAAGGGGGCACATGCTTCACCAACCTCATTCGCATATCCCATATAACGCAGAGATGATTCACGATATGGATCAATATTCTTCGAAGCAAATGATTTTACACGGCGTCTTATTTTTATACAAGGTCGCTTTGTTACACTTGCCTGCAAAATAATCATTTACATTTCTTCGTGTATATTCTTTATACATCATCCAACCTTTCTATAGATTCCTCAATCCAACTTATTCGTCTCGTGATAGCCTCGCGATACTTTTCACGGAAATTATTTTCATGGTCAAAATATCTGCTATAAATTTCGTTTTTCTCATCTTTTGGTACATTTTCTTCCCAATGCCGTTCATCTAAACCAGTAGCTTCACAAAATTCATATTGAGCTTCCATTTTTACACGTTTTGTCATCCTACGGAGAGGTTGATTAGCGTGCCTCTCACCTTGTAAATACATTATTTGCCCATTTAGATAATCATAGTCAACATCAGTAGCCCTTTCATGAAAAGCGTCTTTAAACATCTGACTTCCTTCTCCTTCACGACGACCGTCATTTATTAACATGTGTAAATTTTCATATTCGAAAAAAAATACAGGATCCGTTCTTTTCGAATATATATTTTTCAAAAGATTACACATTTCTAAATATTCACCCTCATCAAACTTATCTGAATTCTTGTCTATTACCTGCATAATTCTCAACAAAGAATCCATCTTAAAACTGTATATTCTCGTATTTTTAATACACTTAAAATGTCTTTTATCTGAGTATTTTTTCAAACACTAAATAAGGTAATGTATAAAACAACCTACAACAAAAGTGAATGTCAAATTGGTGTGATACACATTGGTTATGGAAATTTTCACAGGGCACACCAAGCTCTATACATTGATGATTATATGGAAAAAACTGGTGATCTCCGATGGGGAATTGTCGCCGTCAACCTCAGGAACGAAGGTTTTAGACATATAGATGACTATGTTCTCAAAACACCTTCACAGATTAGATTAGTGAGATCTCATTTAGATTATATAGACTGGACACAAAGTAGAGCAATAGCAAAACATTTACTTACACTCCCAAGTGTGCATCTCATAACCATTACAGTTACAGAAAGTGGATACTCACCGGGATCACCACTGTTTGAATATCTTGCTTGTGGACTTAGAAATAGAAGGTCGCCCATAACCATTTTATGTTGTGATAATATTCGCCAAAATGGTATAGTTCTCGAAACACAATTTTTAGCCTATCTCTACCAAACAAATCAATATGAAATGGCAATCTGGGTCAAAGAAAATGTTAAATTCCCATCGTGTATGGTAGATAGAATTACACCTAGAACAACCTGGGATTTACAAGAAGAAATTGAAAGTTTATACCCAGGTTTAGGTACTACCTCTGTTCAGTGTGAGGAATATTCACAGTGGGTCATCGAAAATTCATTTGCCTCGGAGTTTCCAAATCTCGAAGAGGTTGGTGTAACTCTAACCAAAAATTTAGAACCCTATGAAGAAGCTAAAATTCGTATTCTCAACGGTGGTCACACATCTTTAGCTTACATGGGTGTTCTTTCTGGATACTCAACGTTCGATCAAGTAATGGCAAACTCCATACATCGAGAACACTTTAAAAATCTCCAAAATGACGAAATTATTCCATCCATAGACACTGAACTTCCATTCGATATTCACGAATACTTAGAAAGTGTCGAAAAAAGAATTTCATGTGAATCTAATGGTGACAGTTTAGATAGAATATGTATGGATGGGTTCACAAAATTTCATACCTTTATAGTTCCATCTTTACGAAAATGTTTAGAACAAAGAATTAAACCGATTCACACATATAAAAGTATCGCAGCGTGGTACATATATGCAAGAAGATTTGGTAGAGGATGTACAAAAATAAAATATAGTGAACCAAATTGGGTTCTCCTAGAACCCCTGCTCAGAGATGGACACGTCGACGAATTTGTTTCAAACGAAAGGTTGTGGGGAGATATTCCAAAAAAATACATTACATTTACAAGAGACCTAAAAACTATTCTACTCTCACACACTTATGAAAAAGAATTAGACCTGCTCGGGTAAAGACCTGTTTGAAAATGAAACAACTGCAACGAGTAGACAAAATACAAATAGTTCAGGCATATAGAACATCACCCCGAGAGTCACAAAAACTAGTAACATAATTAAAAAAACATACGGCCAATTAGTGTGTGCGCGGATTTCATTGTCAAGTCGATCATTTCTCTTATCTGCATTCATCAATTGTTTTTCTAAATCGGTGATGGTAGCTTCAAGTTCCAAAATACGTTTCCGTAACTGAGAAGTCTCAGTATAAAACATTTTAATTTGTTTTGAGCGATTGAGATAAAAATTATATTTTTCATGTTGACTTAGGTTATAAAATTACAAACTACCACTAGTTCTTCTTTCAGTATTCATCATGTTAGACGCAGCTAAACGAATCACCGCTCTATGCTGTTCTTCATTCCACCGTTGAATTAAAGTGTCCGCAGCTTCATCCGGAAGACTCCCTTCATCAAACATTATATGTTGAATAAGAAGTTCAGCAGCTCTCATACTCGAATGTCCCTCGTCCATTAAACTTTCCATTGTTGCCTCATTCTCATCAATGCTGTATGGTTGTGAATAAAAGTCCTCTGAAACATAAGGTGGATACGCATCACTATCCATTGGCACATAAGGTGGTGGTTCAACTAGATATTCCGAAAATAAACTGGGTTCGTATCGCAATGGTTTTTTGTCCACAAGATCGTGAAGTGCCTTCATAGAATTACACATCTCTATGTAATCACCCTCTGGTATGACGTCAACGTTCTTGTCCACAAGTTCCATGAGTTTACGGAGTTGGTTCATTTTTTTATATTTTTATAAAAAATTATTACTACTTAGGTTTGTACTGGACATCGAATTACCTTTTACTCGTATCTTCAATTCCCTATATTCTTCGTGTAAATCGTCTATATTTCCACCTCTGTATATAGCATCTTGCACTTTATCTGTGAAATCCGTCATATCATTTAATAAATTATAATTACGACTATATCTTTCTAAGAAGGATAACATTTTTTTACACTTCTTATAAAGAACCCTTAAATATTGTGTACGAGCAATATCCGAAGGAATTTGTATCTCTAATAATATATTTTCACGGCATTCGTTTACACATCGAATTACATCATAGTTTTGCTTTCGAATAGATCTTTGGGTAATGAAATTGAACATGTCCTTGAATAGTGAGGACATTTTTTTGGTGGGGGTGGGGGATTAGATACTGGTGCGTAGAGAACTTTGTGCCAAATTAAACGCTGAACGTCGGGGCAGAGTGATTCAGTAGCCTGACAAAAAGCAATGGCAAACTCGTCAGTGTAAAGTGGAATATAATCCTCCATTAATTCGTTTCACTTTCACAACTTTCTGCATTTTCTTTTGAACTTAGGTATCGTTCGAGCCTTTGATTTTCAAGTTGAACATCAAGGTAAATGCGGTAGGGTGCATCCCAAATGGCAGACTTTAACCACTTGTAAATACTCTGAAGATAATTAGGACCCATCTCTGCGGTTATGTTAGTAATAGCTTGAAGAATCATTATGATTTATATTTTATTTATTTTTTTAAATCCTTAAACATTTTTACATACGACGGAACCATCCAAGCAGTAAGCACTCCCACCAAGCTCATGAATGAGTGAAATGGTGACATATATTATAATATTTACTAACATTAGAAAATGTCTTTAGACGACATACCTAAAAAGGTTCAGTATGTGACGGTAGATTCAAACTTTGTGAATGGGACAAATAACACATTTTCGCTTGACCTCACTTTAGAATCAAACACACATGTCGAAGATATGAGTAGAGTTCTGGGTATAAAAATGGTTGATTTTTATATCACACAAATTGGTCAAAGTAATTCAAGTGCAAGTACAAATATAGCAAAATTTATAGACATTGTGTGCCCAGAAATCCCAAAAGTTGCTCAAATTTTAGATGAAAGGCATGGTCAAATTTTAGCACGAGTGCCACTCGAAAGACACTTTTCTGGGAGCAATGACTTCATTTTAAGAGATAAACAGTGGAAAAAATTTAACCAAAAAACAAATTATTTTAATCCCGTGTCTATAAAAAAATTAAATTTTCAAATATTTGAACAACAAGATGATGGAGACTACCTAACACTTCAACCAAATGCAAAGTGGTACATGATACTCGAAATCACTACACAAAATATTAAAGAAAAACCAAAAGATCGAGAACTTCAAATTCTAATGGCACTCGAAAAACTCCTAAAAAAAATCGACACACTCAACCAAAATGTTCAAAAATTACCTGATAAACCACCCGAAGAAAATCCTAAAAAATATTCATTTGGAATGTTATTTGCCATCTTATTATCGGTGTTAGGTGGATTTATTTGGTGGGTAAATAAAAGCTCCACGTAATTGTAATATAATAGTATACAGATGACAACCGGACTTGGTGTAGGAACTGTCATGTCTATATTAGCATTATGTACCGGAACACCCCTCGAACCTCTACCACTTCTATACATTTTGGCCTCAGCTCGTTGGGCATATGGAGGTGATCGATACCTTGATGGTAAGACTGAAGATACACCCGAATCTATAGCAGCCGCACTCCTGATAGCCAATGTTATACTTTGGTACTCGGATCAAACCAAATATGTGGCACCAGAGATTTTATCTATTCTACTATATCCCTCGTTTAAACATAATTTACCCCTACTTAAACCATTGTACGTGGGAACATTTTGGGCGGGAGCTATCAGTGTTGTGCCACATCTCATAGCTCACGTGGATATTGTTGAAAATGAAACAATTGCCATGGGACTTCTCGCGTCAAGTGTCTCTAACATGGCAGATATTGAAGATGTAGAAAATGATATTAAAAATGGTATCTATACTATTCCAGCCACATTTGGTGTAACCCCGACGCGGGTATTCTCAGCTGGTCTTTTTATGGGTTCTGTATACAAAAGTGGTATTATTCCCCACGCAATTCATCGCCATCATCAAAAGCCTCGTCTCCATAAAGGTCTTCCAGTGTCTCCAAAATGTCTTGTACATCTTTAAGTGACGATTGCGTTGAACGAATACTCCACTTCGTTAACATTTTAATTTTTCTTTGTGCTTCTCTATATTTTGTAACTTGTTTTTCTAATTTCTTAATCATGATTTCATCTTGTTTAGCTTTACGCTGAAAAACTTTTAAATCTGTAGCACGCTTGGAAGTTTTTTGGGGACGAGATATACTTTGAAGTCTTCGAGGCTCACGAGAAGTATTTAAGATAAGAATACGTGACATATATTACTATCAATCACTATCTTTATTTATCATTTCTCAGCTTGTTGAGATCGTCGAGATTTGGGTGGAGGTGGAGGTGTGGATGAACCCGCTGGACCTCGTGGACCCGCTGGACCCGCTGGACCTACTGGACCCACTACACCCGCTGGACCCTCTGGACCCGCTGGACCCCCTGGACCCGCTGGACCTTCTAGACCCGCTGGACCCGCTGGACCCTCTGGACCCGCTGGACCCGCTGGACCCGCTGGACCCGCTGGACCCGCTGGACCCGAGGAACCATCCGAACTGGAACAAATATCAATCATTTTCTCTAAAATGTTAAAAAGTCGTGTTTTATCGAGACGTGTACGTTTGATCTCATCTTGAATTTCTTGTCGTAAAGCGTCCATTGTTCTATATATAAAAGAAAGATTATCTTTATAAGTAAATGATCGTGATCGGACCCCGTCTCAATACAGGTATCGGAAATCACGCCATAAAATACACCAAGTTATTTACACCGCATAGCCAATACTACCTTTTAGGTTCTACTATACCTGAAACCGAAAACGCTTTTATTTTTTTACTTCCACTTCAAGATCAAATAGAGTATGCTAAATACGTTAAAACACGTGTAAAAAATCTTGTATGTATGACTGTGTGTGAAACAGAAACAGTTCACGAAGATTATGGTCTCATCATGAATGAATTCAAACGAGTCGCAGTTCCAAGTGAATTTTGTAAACGAGTTCTCTCACGTCAATTTCCTGAAAATGAATTTTATATTATTCATGCACACATTCCAAAACCAACTGAAAGACCATATACATTTTATCACATCGGAAACGTGATGGATCCCAGAAAAAAGTTCAAAGATATTCTTCAAGCTTTCATAAGATTGAATGAACCAAATACCAGACTCGTTGTAAAAGCAACGTGTAATAAAAATATAGACATTCAATTACCACGAGTTGAAGTCATTAATGGTGTAATATCGGAAGAAGAAATGAACAATATACATAATCGTTCAGATTGTTACGTCAGTTTTTCACATTCTGAAGGTGTGGGAATGGGTGCAGTCGAGTCTGCACTCCGTGATAAACCTGTCATCATTACTAACTATGGTGGTGCCCCGGAATATATCAAGACACCATATACTATTGATTGTGAACTTCAAGAGTTGGAGAATGATG